TCATCTACTAATTATGAAATAAAAAGCATTGGACGTTTTGAGGATGAGCTAACAATGTATTCTAGCACTATAAACGAGGTAGTTTCAACAGGAGCTTCAAGCACTTTTACTGGATCTTTTCTTTCAGTAGGCACAAGTGCTTTAGCAATAACACCTATTAATGGAATAACACTTTTAGATAATACAGCAGAGGATTTAGGATTAATTACAAGGGCAAATGATACAAATATAAAAATAGGTGCATATGGGTCTGGTTGGGATTATTCTAACGCTGCTTGTCTTAATAACATAGGAATAGGTGGTGCTACTAATCAGTCACTAACTACAGGAGAGCATAATATAGCGATAGGTGAAAATGCGAATTTATCAAACGATACAGGGAATAATAATATAGCTATTGGTAAAGACACTCTTTCTACTTCTGCTGGAGGTACTGGTAATATAATTATAGGTGGTTTAGCAGCAAAAGATGCAATACCAGTTGGAGATATTTTTATTGGTAGTAACGCAGGTAGGTATGCAAGTAATAACACAGGACTTCCTACTAACAGCACTAGCCAACTTAGAGTTGTAATAGGTAGTTTTGCAATGGTAGGAGACGCTACTCATAAGCACGAGCACAATTTAGGTGACGTTATTATAGGTGATAGAGCTAAATCTCTTAAGGCTTCAACTGCAACTGGATCAAATGAAGGAAATGGTGTCTACATAGGCCCATTAGCGGCTAAAGGTTATGGTAATTTCAGATCAAGTGGTAATAGTGCATATCATGTTTGTATAGGATATAATTCAATGGGTAATGGGGGAGCTAGTGCAAGAGAAGGTCAAGTAGCTATAGGATATGCTGCATCTGTAGGTAGCCAGACTGTTGAAACAGAAACATACAACACATCAACTAAAGGAATAGCAATAGGATATGAATCAGAGGGTTCTGGTGCGGATTATTCAAGTATTACTAGATCTGGAGAAGGTAATATTGCTATTGGAGTTTTAGCAGCAGGAACAAATGGTTCTGTAATAGAAGGAGGTACAATAGCAATAGGAACATCAGCAATAGCACAGGGAGAAAACTCAATAGCTATTGGTAAAAATTCAGACGCATCTTCAGGAGCAGGTGTTGATAACGCAATAGCAATAGGGTTTGGGGCTCAAGCAACATTTGCCAACTCAGTCGCAATAGGAACAAGTGCGGCAACTACTTCTGCAAACACAATAGCTTTTGGATCAAATACACAAAACTTAGGAGTTGTTGCATCATCAGTTGCAACTGCATCAACTCACAAATGGCCAGTAAGAATTAATGGCGTAGACTATAATATATTATTAGCAACCTAATTAAATTAAATGAGAGTAGAATTAAATGACGAATCTATTAAAAATATTAACCGACTATTACAATCACTTCCAATAAGCACTCTAGCTATTGTTGAACAGATAACAGCCGAGATTAATAAAGGTTTAGTAGAAGATAAAAAATAAAATAAAATGGATATCAGAAAAATTTCAGTTGGTTCTGATTACAAATCAGGATCCATGCACTATATAGTAAACCAACCAGTATTAGGTGGTGACTATAAAATACACTTAATACAAGCTAGCGAAGAAACACAGTCATATAAACTTTGGGTTATAAAAGATGAAGAGGTTTTAATATGGAAAGAGTTTTTGTATACCTTACCTATAACTTTAGAATATAACATAAACTTTTAATGAGGTCTGTCGGCTCGTTTATTGTAGAGCCTGTTAACAACAGGAGATATGATAATATAAAAGAAATTGGTGACACACAGTTTATAACAAGCGTGTCTGAAGAAGACCATAAAGCATCTAATCGATTTGGAATAGTAAAACAATTACCATTAAATTATAAGGGTGAGGTACAAATAGGAGATATACTTTTGGTTCATCACAATGTATTTAAGTTTTATAATGATATGTATGGTAGACGTAAAAGCGGAAGAAGTTTTTTTAAAGACAATTTGTTTTTTGTAGAGCATGATCAGTTTTTTTTATTTAAAAATAAAGATGGTTGGAAGGCTCATGGCAAGTATTGTTTTGTAAAACCTTTATTAGCAAAAAAAGCATTTTTAGAAAAAGGTGCTAAATATGAAAGGCTGCAAGGAACGATAAAATATATTAACGAAGAATTAATATCTTTAGGTTTTTCAGTTGGAGATGTTGTTATATATCAGCCTGAAAGCGAATATGAATTTACTGTAGACGGCGAATTACTTTATCGAATGTTTACTAATAATTTAACAACTATATTAAATGAATAAAGAATTAAAGTGGCAAATAATAGAAGCTGGAGAAAAAGCTGTAAAACAATTAGTTAAGGTGGCTAAAGAAGATATTATTAAGTTTGATGCAGAGGACGAATTAGCTGCTGATAGATTAAAAAATGCAGCTGCTACTAAAAAACTTTGTATTATGGATGCATTTGAAATAGTTAAAAAAATTGAAGAAGAAAGAAACTTACTGGAAGGAATAACAACAGAAACAAAAAACACAACACCTAAAGGATTTGCAGAATCAAGATCAAAATAGTATTTATAGGGTATTAAAAAACTATATTCCTAAATCTGTTCTTGCTAATAAAAATAGAGCAAAAACATGGTTGTATGGATATAATGAAAAATACGATGTAATTATTATTTCGAAAGATGGAACTCTTGGTGAGGTTTATGAAGTAAGTAATATTAAAATAGGATTACCTAAGGCTCCTGTAAAATTTATTAATGATAAAGAAAAAAAAGAAGATCAAACTTGGGAGGTAACTCCAATACCTAAAATATTAAAAAGAATACAGACTATTTTTCAATGGCATGAAGCTCCACCGCATTTCAAATCAGAATGGGTTGATTATATAGAAAGCGAATTTGATAAAAGAGAGCAAGGGCATTGGTTTAAAAACAACGGAGTTCCTACTTACATTACAGGAACGCATTATATGTATTTACAGTGGACTAAGATAGATGTAGGTAATCCAGATTTTAGAGAAGCAAATAGAATTTTTTATTTATTCTGGGAGGCATGTAAAGCTGATAAAAGAAGCTTTGGAATGTGTTACTTAAAAATAAGACGTTCAGGGTTTTCATTTATGAGTTCTTCTGAGGGAGTAAATCAAGCTACAATAACAAGAGATGCTCGTATAGGTATATTGTCTAAAACAGGAGCTGATGCTAAAAAAATGTTTACTGATAAAGTAGTTCCTATCTCAAACAATTATCCATTTTTTTTCAAACCCATCCAAGATGGTATGGATAAGCCAAAAACAGAATTAGCTTATCGAGTTCCTGCATCTAAGATTACTAAAAAAAATATGTATGACGTTGGTGTTGAGGAGCTTGACGGATTAGATACAACTATAGATTGGAAAAATACTTCAGATAACTCTTATGATGGAGAGAAGTTACAATATTTGTTACATGATGAAAGTGGTAAGTGGGAAAGGCCAGAAAATATATTAAACAACTGGAGGGTAACGAAAACTTGTTTAAGACTTGGTAGCAAAATTATTGGTAAATGTATGATGGGATCGACGTCTAACGCATTAGATAAGGGTGGAGAAAATTTTAAAAAACTTTTTGAAGATTCTGATGGAGGTAAAAGAAATCAAAACGGACAAACAAAATCAGGATTATATAATTTATTTATTCCAATGGAATGGAATTTTGAGGGGTATATAGATAAATATGGTATGCCTGTTTTACATACTCCTGAAACTCCTGTTATTGGAATTGACGGAGAAGACATAACAACTGGTGCTATTGATTATTGGGAAAACGAAGTTTCTTCTTTAGCTAACGACCCTGATGCATTAAATGAATTTTACAGACAATTTCCACGAACAGAGTCTCATGCTTTTAGGGATGAGTCTAAACAGTCATTGTTTAATTTAACAAAAATTTACCAACAAATTGATTATAATGACTCGTTGATGTTAGGGCAGCATATAACTCGAGGATCTTTTTCTTGGCAGGATGGTGTAAAGGATACTAAGGTAATTTTTAGCCCAAATAAAAGTGGTAGATTTTTAGTATCTTGGACTCCAGGAGTCGGTTTACAAAATAGAGTAATTGTTCGTAATGGAATTAAGTATCCTGCTAACGAACATCTAGGGTCTTTTGGTTGTGACTCTTATGATATTTCTGGAGTAGTTGTTGGTAAAGGTTCTAATGGGGCTTTACATGGATTAACAAAGTTTAATATGGACGACGCTCCTTCTAATACATTTTTTTTAGAATACATAGCCAGACCACAGACGGCTGAAATATTTTTTGAAGAAGTTTTAATGGCTTGTGTTTTTTATGGAATGCCTATATTGTGTGAAAATAACAAACCTAGATTATTGTATCATTTTAAAAATAGAGGGTATAGAGGTTATAGTATGAATAGACCAGACAAAAGATTTAACAAATTATCAAAAACAGAAAGAGAGTTAGGTGGTATACCTAACACTTCAGAAGATGTAAAACAATCTCATGCCGCTGCAATTGAATCTTACATAGAAAAGTATATAGGATTTGATTTTGAAGGTCATTATAGAGACCCAGAAACTATTGGTGACATGCCTTTTCAGAAAACTTTAATAGACTGGGCAAAATTTGATATTACCAAAAGAACTAAGTTTGATGCTGCTATTAGCTCAGGTTTAGCTATCATGGCTAATCAGAAGCACTTATACACACCATCTAAACAAAAA